TCCCATCACTATGTCTTGTATTTGTTCTTCCGTCATGCCCGCTTGCACTACGCTCAAGCGTTTAGTTTCAGCATCAAAAGCTTTAATTTCAGCTTCAAAATCTTTACGTTTTTCATCTTGCACTTCAATAGATTTGCTGACGTTTTGCAACATTTGGTGCATTTGATCCATCTCTTTACCCATTGCTTCCATTTGCTGTTTAGCAGCTTGCAATTCAGGTGAATCGTCATCTTCAGATAACAATTTAGGGTCAATTGTTTTAGCAAAGCGTTTTGACATTTCTTGTGCGCCAGGCCAGTCCATATTTTTAATGAACAAGTCGCCAGCTACAGCCCATAGTTGTGGGTTGCCTTGTAGCAATTGGCTCATAGCGTCTAGTGATTCTTGACGTTTAGTCATGTAGCTTGGGCCAGTCGTGACACATACATCATACTTACCTACGCCTGGATTGTAAATTTTTTCAATCACAATGCCTGCTTGGTCTACAATTTTCTTAACTGGCTCTGCTTGTGTTGGGTCAATCTTAGCGTTGTTAGTTGTACCATCAAGACCAATAATACGTGCAATACGTTGTGTATCGTAAATCTTAGGAATTAAGTCCACTAATTGACGTGTACAGTGACGAATAGCGCGAGCTAAATTGTCTACGTAATGGTATGTGCCAGTGTCGCCTTGTTTTTCACGTGCTAAGATGGCGCGACCTGAACGCTCATTACTTGTTGCACCTAAGCTACTGTCATACTGACCTGTCGTTGACTTAATGTCATCTGACGCGCCAGCTTTAGCTTGTAACAATCCGCTTGAGGCCATTGGTGGTTGTGCGCGAGATGGTAGAGGTAATACACCGCCTGCCCCATCTGTTACATCAGGGTTTACTTCTAAATACGGCCAGTTAGTTGTATTGGCTGTCTTCCATTGAGTTTCGTAACCCTCAAACTGACCGCCGTAACCGATAAATGGAGCTTTAGGCGCTAAGGCTAACATTTCAGCCTCTTGGCTGACCCAGTAGTTGTACATACGTTGTGCATCTTTAGCATTACGTACTAATCCGCTGACATATAGTCTGCCATCCACTTCAAATTCATTACCTACCACACGAATGACTGGGATCCACTTACCCGCCCAATCGCGTGATTCTAATACTTCAAAACCATTAATCTTAAGCCATTTCACCTTCTTAACATCTACATCGCGTGTTTTAATAGGCTTCATGCCCATCGCTTGCATTTGTTTATCTTCAGGTGAGCCTGTCATTGCGCTTACGTTGCCATGATAAAGGTTTAATACTTCTTTTTCATGACTAATATAAAAATATTCTGCGATACGGATTGTTGTTTCATCAATCCACTGTGCTAGTGATTGGTCGCCAATACCTTGTTGCTGTATGCTTGAGATAGGCGCTGCATCAGGAAACTGACGTTCATAATCTTCTTTCAGTACATCTTGTGTAATGAAACACCATTCAGCATCGCCACCGCAAGGGTCTTGAATCGTAGGATCCATGTACACACTAAATGAGTTACGGATACGTGAGATACGTAAATCTTGGTCAAAGCTGTTGTCGTCACAATACTCAGTTAGAATACGGAAGTAACCTTCACCGTAGGTAACTTGGTTATCGCACGCTGTGTCATACGCTACATCTGCATCTGAGATGTACTCAATATGGCGCACCATGCCTTCAAATACTTCAGCCACCTCAATATCAGCCTTATCATCAGCAGGGATTACCTTACCGCTAGGGCGATTTTGACGTTGGTCGTTTGTGACTTGGTGTACGTGTTGTGGGAGCTTGTTGATTGTCAGACATGGGCGAGCATTAATTGTTTGCCCTTGTACTGAACCGCGTGTTGCCAATACATCCGCAGGCCATTGCCATTGGTTGTCGGGAGAACCTGCTGAAAAACGTAGGTCGTCTAGTTCATCCTCACGGCTTTCGCTGTAAGCTGAGATTGCCATTGTTAGGCGAGAACGGGCTGTGGCTAGAATGTCCGTAGGGTCATCCTTAGTCTTACCGCCATTAGCTACAATACCTATCATTCTATCCATTTAATAGCCCTATCACTTCGGTATTTCGCATCATCAGGTAATCCTTACCATCAAACGGTACTTTCTGACCTGTAAACTCACCAAACATAATGTGGTCGCCCACTACTACATCCATACTGGTCACTGTACCATTCGGCAGACGTTTACCATCGCCAACTGCCACCACTATACCACTATAAAGCTTAACTGTAGGCATAATTATCAAGCCTTGTTTTTCTTCATCCTGTTCTACTACAATACAGTCACTTAACGGCTTTATCATTTCTTAGATTTCCGTTTCACACTATACGCAATTGCAACCGCTTGGTCAGGCTTTTTACCCGCCGCGATTTCTTTCTTTACATTTTCTTTAAATGCTTCTTTGCTAGGTGATTTCTTTAACGGCATACTTAACTCCCCATCCAAGATTGCGAAACACCGCCACTACTTGACGGTTTGCGTATTATTCTATCATTATATTCACGATGTGCAATAGGAAACGCAAAAGTAACACATAATGCGTCTGCTGCATCAGGTGAGGCAAGCCCACGTGAGCGCATCTCTTTCTTACCTTCTAAGAATATCGTGCCACTGCTGTTAGGCTTCTTAGTCGGGCCGATTAAGTCCGCTTTTAGCTGCCTGTCGTCAGGAATACTCGCTGTTTTCAGCCAGTTCCTCATGTCGTTCCACATCTCAGCCCGTTTGTTACCGAACGCAATGCTTTGCTTGGCTTTATTACCAAAGTTTACACCGCGCACCTTGTATCTTTGCTCGGTTAGCCTGTCCAAGATGCCATAACCTAGTCCGCCTTCATCAATCACAGTCATCACGGGCTTAAATTCTTCTATCGCCTCAATCACACGCCCCACGATAGCCATCGTATCTTCACCTGAGTAGCGCTTAATGCTGACAATATCACGCCCTTGACGTACCAAGATGACCGTACTATCCGCACCACCACGTGCAGGGTCAACACCCATTACGATTGGCGCAGTCACGTCTTTCCATTTTGGCCTGTCCATTGCATCTTGTACTAATAACGGGCTAATAAACTGATCCTCACCCGCAGATGGGAATTCACCGTACACCTCAACTTTTGCTTGACTGCTGTCTTCACCGTACTCCGCAATAATCTGCTCATACACAGCCTTATCCGTGTCCTCCACAGTCCGCGCGTCTACTGTCCGTGTATTCCAAAATGCACGCTTGGCGTTAAAGCACTCAAAGAAGTACCCCTCGTTACGGCGTGGGTTGCTGAACGCTAACCAAAACCGATTAGGCGTGTTCTCCGTGAAGAACCCCGCGCCTACCTCCCATATCGGGTTAGGTATCCCGCTTGATTCATCAAATATCAGCATCATCCCATCCTGGTTATGCACCCCCGCATAACTGTCAGGATTCTCAGCCGACCACAGCTTGCCTTCTGCCGCCCAATATCTTGTACCCTTCTTGAGGTCACGCTCCACTAGCTCGCACACCCATTGGGCTGGCACTAGCTTGGTAGCGCTGACTTCCCACCAGTGTGAGTTGATTAGCATCGCTGACCATTTAATCAATTCCGCCCATGTCACCGACTTCAACTGTGACTCACTGTTCGCTGACACGATGACACTGCTGCCAATTCGCGTTGTCAACATCCACAATATGAGCCATCCGACCAGTGCCGACTTGCCAATACCACGCCCTGAGCTGACTGCCATTCTCAGCGTATCAAAGTCAATCTTACCGTGGTTGTTCTCTATGTGCGCTTTAATAGTACGCAATACTTCACGTTGCCATTTTCTCGGCCCCTTGAAGTTTGCTAGTGGTGTGTTAGTCTGCCCCCAAGGAAACGCGAACAATACGAACGCTTCAGGATCATTCGCAATAGATGGCGACCATAAGGTAGACATCAGCGTTTGTTCTTCTTGCGAACTATATATCGGCTGTTGCATTACTGCTTGCCAGTTTTCATATAGTTTCTTAACCGTTCAAGTAATGCTTTTTGTGCTGGGTCGTAGTTCATACCTTCGTTAGCTTTTGCAGGCCATTGATTTAACACGTACCCACGCATCGCGGCATCAGTCGCGTTTTGTATCGCACGTTCTGTTGACTGCCCTTCATCTATAGAACCTTGATAGTCTTTAGATTCTTGTTGAAGCATTTGAATTTGTGCTGGTGTTAATGACTTAGTTAGCGTAGCGCGCGTTTCATTTGCAAACGGATCAACGTGTAAGATTTCTCCTGCTAGGTCATGGTGCGTAAATTGATTGGGCTTATAAACTTTAACACCTACACGGTCTATCGGAAAGTTACCTGGGCGTTTAGCATCAGGCGCGCCTTCTTCATTGACAGGCCATGTTTCAGCATAGTACGGCCCTACGCCAGTATCAATAATAGGGTTGTGCTGTGTAATGAACGGATACTCTTTAGTTGCTTGCCGAAGTAACGAATCTACATACGGATTATTTTGGTCAGCCGATACAACAGGTGCCAAAGCATTTTGACTACTTGGTGCTAGTGCGTTTAAATCAGCCATCTATCGTTATCCCTTGAGTAACTCGCTGTTGTGCATCCGCCAATGCTTGCGTGATGCTAATTTTCTGATACACGTCTAGACTAATTTCCGTCTTGGCTGTCCAGCCGTGGGCGTGTTGCAACATGGCGAGTGCTGACTTAGCGTCACCATCTATCGCCGACTTCATTAGGACAGTGGACATCTCGCGTTCACCATCCGCCTTACCCTTCAATGCTGCCATCTCCGCCACTGGGTCAAATTGGCACAATTGTCTATATTCAGTAGGTAGCATACCCGCGGCTAACGCAAGGTTGTCATTCTTCAACCCCAACTTCGCCGCGTCATAGATGCGCTGCAACCGTGATTCGGTAGCTTGGAGCGTTCTAGGTGTAAAGGGTAGGCTCATAAACATACGCGTGATACTAATCTAAATTTTATTTTTATGCTAGTGGTATTGATCTTATAGTTAATAAATAAAAAAAAATTGTATTTTGCTAGTGGATATAAAAATAAAAAAAAATTGTTTACGAACCCATCGCCAGCGTGACCGACCAGTGGCAGGCCCTACCCCCCCCCATGCAAAATGAAAACGATTATCAGATTGATAGCTATCAGGCAATCAGGCTGCAAGCTGGCAGCAATGAGCAGCGATCAGTACGGCCAGCGATCTACCAGGCAAAATACATTGGCACTA